CTAAAGCAGATGCTAACCAAAGAGCCTCACCACCTTTAGCTTTAATTTCAGGTTGTCCAAATGGATTATCAGGTAAATCAACCCAAGGCTGATTTACAACAACCATTGTGTTATAATATGGGTATTCTTCTTTTTTAGATTTACTAATTCTTGAGTGAATTCCCATTCCAATCTTATCAGCAAGTGTGGAAGCATTGTGCATTTTACCGCCTTTACCTTCAAATGTCATTTTACAAGGAATACTACCAACTGAATCCCATAAGAACAATAAGTTATATGGTAAATCACCTTTTTCTTGAGAATCTAATACTTCATTAATAAAATCGGTAGCTTGTTCAATATAATCAAAACTATCGTTAAAGATAAAGTCACCATCCCATTCCCCTTCAGAGTTTTGAGAAGCAGATAGTCCTAATTCAACAGCATGAGTCCAAGACCATTTTTTCTCTGTAATAATAAAAACAGGTAAATGTCCTTTCTTTTGAGCATCAACTGCCGCCAAAATCATTGCGGTAGTTTTTGATGAGTTTGAGTGACCTAAAAACATATTAATACCACCCATAACAGGTCCTGGTAATCCACATGCTTCTAAAAAAGCATCACCACAGTTATAATAGTTTTCAGGTTTATATTTTGTTTTTGATGAAAATTTGGATTTAATTGAATCTAATCCAATTTCTTTTTTCTTAATCGCCATAAATGTCTATGTGTTAGTTAAAAATTTGTTAAAAAATAAGAACTTGGACACCTTATCAAATCGATGTCCAAGTTCAATTAATTAGAACGGTAAGTCACCATCAGGTTCCGCATCTACTTGTGGGTCTTTATAAGTACCACCCATAGAAATCAACGCTTCTTCTGAATTTCCGTAAACATATTTACCCGCATCTGAATCCCAACGAGGTACTTCACCTCTTGAAATCGCTTCCAAATATTCAACAGGTTTTTTAGAATAAACATCAGACCATGTTAACTCATCATTAACCCAAGAATCAGAAATTGTTTTTTCTTCATGTACAGGTGTTGGGTCATCATACATAATGGTTTGGATAACCGTGTATGTCGCACCTTTTGGAGTTTTTGCTTTAGTTAGTTCTAAAATGATATCTCTTCCTTTTTCAGGGTCAGTAATATCACCTTTAGCTCTCCAAATCGGAATAATCTTATCAAGAATTCCTTCGTTTTTGTAGTTGTGTTTAAAACGCCAGAATTTAACACCGTCTTGTTCGTTGTCTCGGTCAATAACTTTAACAATATAAAATTTTCTTGGCTTATATTGTTTTGCAAGTTCTTTATCCGACTCTTTACCTGTTGACATAAGTTCTTCGTAAACCTCTGTTAAAGGTGAACGCTCGTTGTCATTTTTTCCTGGGTCGTAAATTTTATTCCACTTTCCATCAACTTGTACTTCGTGGTACCATACTTCTTTGAAAGGTGAAGAACCGTCAGGTGTTGGTAAGATTCTTAATCTTTTTTGTCCTTGCTTCTCATTATCCTTAAGGATTGCTGCGAAGTATTTTTTCATTCTTTCGTCCTGAGACATTTTTGAGGTGTTAGAAGAACCACCTTGACTTGCTTTTTCATACTGTGCAAGAACAGCATCTAGAGAATTGTTTGTCGCCATGTTATTTAAGTTTTAATTGTTTACTAATTATAAGTGTCAGCCAGTCGATAGTCAAATGTGTTAGATAAAAAACGGTCCGAAGACCGTTAAATTATCTTACGTCTACAAATTCACCCATGTTTTCATCACCAAAATCTCTAAAACTTTTTTTAATATCAATTGGTGAGTAGTCCTGTATGTCTTTTTGAGTTAAAACATATTCATTTTTACCTGTTTTTTCCATATCCTCTTCTTTATCTTCAAAGAATTGAGATAATTTTTGATTAAATGGTCCTGAATCAATACTTCTTAATTCTAATTTCTCTTCAGGAGTTTTAGTTCTATATTTTTCAATCTTACTTTCTAAATCGTTTAGTTTATTAACTATATTATCCATATTAGAAAGTTTTGTTTCTAAATCAGTTAAATGCTGAAATAAATTTTCAAAATACTCTTCTTGTTTGTCTTCAATATTTTTTTGAGACTTAACTAAATCAGTGATTTCAATTTCTTTACTATTTTCTTTCTTTTCCTCAGATTTACCTTCTTTGTCTAATTTTTCAACATCAGGGTCAGTTTCAACATTAACAGGTGCCGAGGTTTCAGCAGGTGCAGGTGCGGTAGGTGGTACCGGAGCTGCCGTAGCATCTGCAGGTGGTGGAGGTATTGCCCCTTCAGCTCCAGGTTCTCCACCCGGTGCTGGTGGTAATGCAACTTCTTGTTCAGTGATATAACTATTAATTTGGTTATGTCTCTGTAATTCTTCTATAATTTTTAAATCAATTTTCATGTTCTTAACCATTTAATAGTTGTTTAATTCCTGTAGTTGTTTCAACTTGGATTTTTTTTGATTTTTGTACTGAATTATCAAATCTTTCGATTAGACCATCTTTCATTCTAACTGTGAAACAGTCACCTGTATCTAAATCGCAAACTTCTTTATACCCATTACCAGAATCTCTTTCTGTAATTCGAGTGTTTTTACCTAAATAGTTATCTAAAATTTGTTTGGTTGTCATATACTTTTTCTTAATAAATATCTGATATGTAATAAAAATTATTATTGTAATTCCATTGCTTGGAATATTTGAATTGCCTCTCTAAAATCATTAATTACAATATTTTTTTCCTCTTGAGATAAACTAGTCCAATTATTTTCCGGTCTTGTTTCATTAGTATTAGCGTTAAGTACCCAAAACTTTGCTAAACTTTCCTCAGTTGGTGTCAATGTTCCAATTCTTCCTGACCATCTAGAAATTAAAAATTGAATAGATTTTTCAATAGTTGAGAATTTAGCATAAGGAGCGTTATTTACTGAACAATAAAATTTTCTGTCAGAACTAAAATTAGCATCTCCAGTCGGTCCCCAATATTGGTCAATAGTAATACCTCCAAAATTATTTTCATAAGTATCAAAAGCGTAATTTTTACCTGAGGCAATATAAAACGTTGAGAAGATTAAATATTGTAAAGTTTGATTTGATGTTAATAAAATAATATTTTCATATACGTCCAAATAATTTAGTTTAGTGTTTTTAGGTTCTTCAATTGGAGTATATGATGAGTACTTTTCGTCAGGCTTACAAGCTTCGTTTATTGCTGATGATACTTGAGTTGCATATTGTTCAGTAATTGTTGAACCAATTTGAGCGGTTTCATTAAGTATATTACCTGAAGATTGGGTCGTGGCCGTTGTGGCATTTTGTCTTTCTTGAGTCAGTGTTGTTTCAACTATAGATTGTAATAAATTAACTTTCAATGTTTGTAAATAATCGTCTAATTGTGGTAATGAATAAATTGTTTGTCTTATACCTGTCAAAATTGTTTCAAAACTACCCTGAGATATTGTATGGTCAACTGATAAAATCATATAAGGCCCACTAAACATAGGAACATACCTTAAATTAAAGTACATTGTTGGTTGTATCATAGCGTTACCCATCATATTAATTGTACACTTGTAACTTCTAGTTTTATATAGATTATATAAACTTATGTTTTGTGTGGCTGCTTGTCTATTACCCGCCTGAGCGGTCATATCATTAAGAATTTGAATACTCTCAGCGGTAGATAATCCAGCGTCTTGTGACAGTGAAAACCCATGAAAAATTTGTTGATTTTGAGTTCCAATATCAATATTAAAACCAACAACTCTATTTGATTTATCCCAGTCTTTCTTATCAACTTGATTTTCAATTAAAGGATTGTCTTTTTTCAAGTCAAAACCATCATCATTAAATTTATAATCAACGTTATTTACCGCTAAGTGTTCACTTGGTTTACCACCATAAAAACATACTAATTTTGAAGACGAATTTCTATAATCAACGTTCATAAACGTACCAAAAAGACTATTAGCAAAATCTCCAACACCTTCCATTTTTGGTACAGGATTTTTGGTGGCATCTTGAACATTATAAAAATTCATATATGATGGAACATTCATAACCACAAAGTGGTTTTCTTCTATAATTGACTGAACATATGTTAACATATTAGTTTTAGGATTGATGTTATTCAATCTTTCTTTCAACTTGTATATGTCAATAATAACTTTATTACCAATATCTCTTGATGCTCTATCTAAAAATAAAACATCTTCAAATAACGTTTTATTTTTAAAATCATTACCTGAAATCCATTTATCATTTGTTGCCTTAAAAGATTCCCACAAATCTCTTTTAGTTAAATCACCTTCCAATTTTGAATTTAGTGTTTTATAATTACTAATCGTAACTTTAGGTAAATCTAATCTTAATCTTGTAAATAAATTATTTGTAATTTTATCTTGAAAATTAGTTGATTGTAACAGATAGTTAGTCATGTTTTCAGCAAATGAATTCTTACCTTCATTACTTAAAGGATTCGGTATTGTTGGGTAATTACTAGTTGCATGTATATCTTGGTTTACAATATATTGTGGGTCAGTAGGATTGGTAGATAATGAACCGTATAATAGTATAATAGTATTGTTAATTAATTGTTGACAATAGTTATTCCATACAGTTGGTGGGAAAGGAGCTTCTTTTTCCCCTGTATATAAAACTTGACCAGTACTATTATAAGCTATAGGATAAAAATTAGGATTATATGGAAAAGCACTTTCTTTTTGTACAATAATTTTATCCCCATTTTGTAAATTTACAACGGCCACTTCAATACCAGAAAGAGGAGGAGAAGCAGGTGAAGAAATA